AAGAACTCTGTCAACACGAATCTACTCATCATGGATGAGGTGTTTGATAGTTCTCTTGATGGATTTGGAACAGAAGAATTCTTAAAGATCATTCGGTTCGTTATCAAGGATGCAAACATCTTTGTCATCTCTCACAAAGAATCTCTGCATGATAAGTTCGCAGATGTGATTCGATTTGATAAGGTGAAAGGATTTAGTAGGATGGTCTGATGCCGACGTTTATACATAAGGACACTGGAAAGAAAGTATTCTTCGCACATATTCCCAGAACAGCAGGTAGATTTGTAGAAGCTAACCTGTTAGCAAATGGATTTGAATGGGGAGATAGTCATCTTGATACTGGACTGGGTGTAATGTCCGTTGTAAATGGTGTTGAGATAGCACATTATCATCGTAAGTATTATCAAAAGTATTTGAATGTGACAGAAGACATTCCTCAGTTTTCTATTATAAGGAGTCCCATTACCAAATTTATTTCAGGATCAATTTATCTGAAGAGGAGATACGGAAATAATATACAGTCTCAAATGGAAGATCCAATCATGTTTGGATCGATGATAAAGAATCTTCCTTTTGAGGGATCATGGAATTGGTATCGACCACAAGTTGATTTCTTAAGTAATCAAACTCACATCTGGAAATTTGAAAACAAGATTGGAGATGAGTTTGCTGCCTG